AACGAATGAACGAGGTGCGTGTGCCGTTGCGTCCATTGCAGGAAGACGCGCTCAAAACGCTGGACGGCAAACGCTATGGCGTCCTTATTTGCCATCGGCGGTTTGGCAAGACTGTGCTGGCTGTGGCGCGTCTGTGTCGGAATGCAACACAGGCGAACCATTTATATCGTGGCGCGTACATTGCCCCGACATACCGGCAGGCGAAGGATGTCGCATGGGACTACCTCAAGGCCATAGCGCGGGGAGCTAAAGCGAAACTCAACGAATCCGAGCTGCGCGTGGACTTCGACAACGGGGCGCGCATCCGGCTCTATGGCGCAGAGAACCCTGACAGCCTGCGCGGGCTGAACCTGTGTGACGTGGTGTTCGATGAGGTCGCGCAGATGCCGTATTCCGCATGGACGGAGATAGTCATGCCCATGATCCTTGCCAACCACGGGCGGGCGCTGTTCCTTGGCACTCCGAAGGGCCGGAACGCCCTCTGGCGCGTATGGGAGAATGCCAAGCAGAACCCGGGCGAATGGGCGGCGCTCATGTACCGCGCCTCGGAAACGGGCATCCTGTCGGAAGAAGACCTTGCCCTTGCGCGGCGGGAAACGCCGGAGGAAGTTTACGAACAGGAGTACGAATGCAGCTTCACGGCGGCGATTCGCGGCTCCTATTACGGCAAGCTTCTGGAAGCCGCCGAGCGTGACGGGCGCATATGCGGTGTGCCCTACCAGCCGGGCTATCCAGTGTACACGGCATGGGATCTCGGCTTCTCCGATTCCACGGCGATATGGTTCGCGCAGGTGGTGGGCCGTGAGGTTCATGTCATAGACTTTTACCAGAGCAGCGGAGCAGGGCTTGACCATTATGTCGGCGTGCTGAACGGGCGCGGCTACGTCTACGGGCAGCACTTGCTCCCGCATGACGCTGCGGCTTCGGAGCTGGGCACGGGAACGACACGGCTTGAAACGCTGCGCAGGCTGGGCATCGAGGGCCGCGTGCTGCCTGCCGCCCGTGTCGAGGACGGCATAAACGCCGTGCGCCTGCTTCTGCCGCGCTGCTGGTTCGACCTCCGCAAGTGCGCCGCCGGTCTTGAGGCGCTGCGCCAGTATCAGCGGGAATGGGACGACAAGGCGCAGGACTTCCGGGCGCGTCCGCTGCATGACTGGACATCCCACGCCGCCGACGCATTCCGCTACCTGTCGGCGGGGCTGGACGCGACCATCGGCGCGCGGAGCGGCTTCAAGCCGCTGCCCCGGCAGAAAAACTTGCGCGTGGTGTAAGCTGTGCCGCAGTAAATCGCAGGGATATGCTTGCGGCATGAAGAAGCAGAACGTCGACAAGATAAGCAAGATCATCCTGCATTGCAGTGCGAACGGGCCGAACAGCAATATCGGTGCCGCCGAGATCCGCAAGTACCATACCCTGCCCGTTGCCCAGGGCGGGCGCGGCTGGGAAGATATCGGCTACCATTACGTCATAAAGCGCGACGGCACCGTCGAGCCGGGGCGCAAGCTGGAGTATCAGGGCGCGCATTGCACCGGGCATAATGCCAACAGCATCGGCGTCTGTCTTGTCGGCGGCGTGGATGTGAGCGGGCGTCCGCAGGACAATTTCACGCTCGTTCAGTTTGAGGCGCTGGCGCTGCTCCTGCGCACCATGCGGAAGCGCTGGCCGAATGCGACCATCCACGGGCACAACGAGTTTGCCAACAAGGCTTGTCCTGTGTTCGACGTGCAAGCCTTCCTCGACGCCCACGGCATAATCAAAGACCCGAACGTCCCGCCGTGGGATGCCAAGGCATGGCCACATTTCAAGCCCATCGAGTTCACAAGCACGGGATGCCCGCTGCTGTGGGGCGGCGGAGAGATGCCGCACGTCTGGCATGACACGCTGGACGCATTGGAGCGCCTGCGCGCCGCCTACGGCAAGCCGCTCGTCCTGGTGCGCACGGAATGGACGCCGGCAGTCCCTGCGCTGTCCTGCGATGTCAAAGTCCCTGCGGACGCGCGGGAGAAGTTTGCCCGGCTGGCGATGGATGCAGGATTTCACAGCGCGCGCAACGTCACGATGGGCGTGCGCGTTTATTTCGATGGTGAGGCGGACAAATGAGCGGCGAAGAATGGCGCGACGTGGCGGGCTATGAAGGCATTTATCAGGTGTCCAGCTTTGGCAGGGTCAAGAGCCTTGATAGGTGGTGTGTTAGAAGTGACGGACAACGCCAGCACTTTTGTTCTAAAGTTTTAAAGCCATTGTCTAATAGGGGCGGCGGGGCAAGAAAACAAGCCAAAGGACGCTATTTGTATGTCAATCTCCGTAAAGAACACGCATACAGAAGCATAATGATACATCGTTTGGTTTTGGAGGCGTTTATTCCGAATCCTGACCCGTTGATATATACGCAATGCAACCACAAAGACGAAAACACACACAATAACGATATCGCAAATCTTGAATGGTGCAGCCCTAAACAAAACATAAATCACGGGACGCGAAACGAGCGAGCTAACAGTAAAATACGCAAAAGAGTGTTAATGCTTTCAAAAGAAGGCAAGCTGATACAAGAGTTTGCAAGCACAAAAGAAGCGGAAAGACACACAGGAATTTGGAGTTCGTCAATTTCTTGCTGTTGCCGGAATCTGCCAAAATTTCACACAGCCGGCGGCTATCGCTGGCAATTCGCGTAACTGACGCACAAGGGGGGTGATGCCAAATGATAAACCAGAACATGAAGACTGGCGCGGATACGAAGATGGTCGGCGAAGGCGTCCATTTTGAACGTATCCGCAGACAACGCCAAGAATAACTGGTTACCTTTGACTTGTTGGCACGATGAACCGCTGGAACAACGCCAAGCGCGCCGAGGAACGGGATCGCGTGAAGCACGTCAGTGTGAAGAAGGTGTGAGATGTTTCCCGGGCTGCGCGTAAACAGTCCAAACAGGGGACCAAGATAAGGCGCGCAGCAGTACCCGCGCAGCCCATATCGGCAGAGGCAGAGAAGAGCATGCAAATGGGTTGGGGCGGCTGCGCGGGGCCGGGATTTTTGGAGGCAGGCATGGAGCGGATAGCAGTTTCGGTCATTGTTGCGTTGGCGGTGTTGTGCGCCATCCTGTATGCAGTCCACCTCAAGGATGCAGAGGAAAATGCCAGCCTAAAGACCGCGCTTGACCGGCAGTCCGCCATGCTTGCCGAAACACAAGCTGAACTTGCCCTGCGGGACGAGGTTATCAAAAAGCGGGACGCAGAGATAGCGGAAGCTGAACGGAAGGCGGAGCAGCAGGAGGGCAAATATGCACGGCTCGTCAGGGCGAATCGCGTGGTGCAGGAATGGGATGCTGTTGCTCTGCCTGACGATGTGTGCGGCCTGCTCAAAGGAAGTTCAAATAGTGCGGCTGGGGCCTCCGGCGGCGCTGACAACGGCGGTGGTCATCCCTGATTGGGAAGGGAGGACGAATGGCGACTTGTTGCGATGGGCGGTCAAACTCAGGCAATGCGCGGAAAGGGCAAACATCCAGTTACGGGCAATCCGGGAGTGGGCAGCAAATGGACGAGATAAAGATAACTGAACAGATACACGCCTTCGCCCCGTTTTTGAGCACTGCGCTCATAGGGTGCATCCTGCAGGCGCTCAAAGGGCGTTGGCTTGGCTGGAAGAATTTTATCGTTTCCGCTGGCTGTGCTGGCTTTGGTGCATGGTTGGTGTTCCAGCTCACGGGCGAAGTCCTATCCGAAGCATGGGGGCAATTTGCGGCTGGCATGGTCGGCTATTCTGGTGGCACGCTTGTTGACGTTGCCCTTGCCTCATTCACGCGCAAAGTTGAAAAGCTGGACAAGCTGACGAAGCTCTCCGGCCCGAATGACACGGAGGAGTAGATGCCAAGAGGACTTGACAAGGGCCGCAAGAGCGGCATGGAAGACCGCCTGCTGAAGCGCATCCGCCGTGAGATGTGGCACAGCATGGGCCGCGAAGGCGGGCAGCTCAGTGTCGATAGGACGCAGCTCAAGCGGCGCTATCTTGGCTATGGCTATCAGGGCGACGATGAACGCAAGGCGCGCCAGCTCTCGACATACGTTGACCGCACGGTCATGGAAACTGTGGAGTGGGCGCTGCCGGGACTTATGCGCGTCTTTTCCGGGGACGAGATCATCCGCTTTGAGCCGCGCACGCCGGAGCAGGAGCAGGCCGCAGGCGACGCCACGATGTATGTCAACCAGGTCGTTTTCGGCAGGGCAATCTTCTCCCTGGTGCATGACGTCCTCAAGGACGGGCTTTATCAGCGCGTTGGCTGGTGCCTGGCGCATTGCCCCAAGCGGGAAGAACAGCGCGTCCGTGAGTACACAGGGCTTTCACAGGAAGAAGCGGCGGCGCTACTGCAAGACCCGTCGATAGACCTGGACACGGAAGGCGCGGTGCGCGTCCAGCAGTATGATACGCCATTCGGCCCGCTGTTTGACCTTGTGGTACATCAAGCAGTCGAGGTGCGGGAAGTCAAGGTCGAGCCTGTGCCGTCCGAGCAGGTCATTATTTCGGACGACGCGCAGGACGTGGAACACGCTCGCTTCTGCGCCGTGTGGCAGCTCAAGACAGCCAGCGATTTACGCAAAGAGGGCTATGATGAGGCGACGATAAATGGTCTGCCGCCGTACAACAGCGCAGATACGATGCCGGAAAGCGCGGTGGGGCGGCGCATAAATTCTGCCGATACGGAAACGTATGAGGGCGAAGGCTCTGCCCGTGAATACAAGATTTACGAAGGATGGCTGGACTACGATATCAACGGCGACGGCATCGCGGAAAAGGTCAAGGTCACGTTCTGCGGCGAGTATGAGGCTTGCAGGCTGTTGAAGTGGGAAGAATGGCCCCTCTATCGTGCGCCGCTGTTCGCTGCCTGCTCTGTCCCCATGCCGCATCAAGCCGTGGGGCTGTGCCTCGCTGACCTTATATCCGACATCCAGGACTTGCGGACGGAAGTGACGCGGCAGTACCTCGACAACCTCGCGCTTGCCAATCAGGGCGAAATCGTGGTGAACGAAGGCACCACCGGGGATGTCGAATACGATAGCCTGCTTGCCCGTGGCGTGGGCGCTGTGCATCGCATTCGGGGTGACGCCACGATAACCCCGCTGCCTGTGGCAACGTCAAGCCGTGAGGCGCTGGACGGGCTGGACATGAGCAGCGGCATGATTGAGCGGCGCACGGGCATATCCCCGCGCACGCAGTCCCTGCAGGCGGATACGCTGCAGAATACGGCGACGGGCGCAAGCATCATGGAAGAAGCCATCAACCAGCGCCTTGAATTGATAGCGAGATGCTATGCCGAGCAGTTCTTTAAACCTCTGGGCAAGTACATCTTGCATCTTGTGCATCGCTATCAGGACAAGGCTATCCAGCTCCGGCTCAAGGGACGCTTTATGGCGTTTGACCCGCGCAAGTGGGATCCCGATATGGATATTGCCGTTGCCGTGGGGCTTGGCACTGGCGACCGCTCCAAGTTGATCGCGGCATACCGGCAGATAGTGGATTACCAGACTGCCTTCCTGACGCAGCTTGGGCCTAATTCCCCCGTGCGGCTGTCAAATATCGTCTACACGTTACATAAGATGTGCGAGGCCGCAGGGCTGGAATCCCCCGAACGCTTCTTTGGCACCGAGGAAGACGCCCAGCGCGCCGAGCAGGCCATGATGCAGGAAGGGGACGGCGGGCCGTCACCAGAGGAGCAGAAGCTGCTCCTGGATAAGCAGAAGGCCGACGCCAAGATACAGCTTGACCAGCAGAAGGCGCAGACCGAAGCGCAGCGCAAGGCATACGAAACGCAGGCGAACATTGCCATCAAGGAACAGGAGGTGCAGGGCAAGCTAGCCTTGAAGCGGCAGGAGATGGCTACCGAGGCGCAGCTGGATGCCACGCGCCTGGCGATGGGTGAACGGGGAGCAGGGCTGACCAATGTGCGCGGCGCTGTGTGACATTCCCCTGGCTGGCGTCCGCGTCCGTGACGGCGCTCCTGTCTTTCACCCGGGCAGCGCATTGCAAAACGGCGGATTCCCGGTTGGCTCCTCCCGGGGACGCTGCGGGGCGCGGCAGAAGCCCCGCGACCTTTGCCCGCTTGTGCCGACGCAGCGCGGCCCGTGGGGCATACGCTACGATTTCAACTGCGGTGCGCGGGTGCAGCTGCCGAAGAGCGGAACGTATCATGTGACCATCACGGACGCATGGACGGGCACAGTCTTTGCAGATGGGGAGTACGCAGGCGGCGACCGCATCTTTACGACTAAAAAATATTATGTGCCGTACATCATCGACATACGGAACAACGCTACGGGCGAAACATGGCAGCACGTCATGCGGCTGAAGAACAAGCCTGTTGCCGTGCATATCCTCGTTTCCACCATCGGCGACGTTATGGCTTGGTTCCCGTATGTTGAGCGTTTCCAGCAAACGCACGGCTGCGATATGCACGTCTGTTTTGCAGACGGCAAGTATAAGCCTCTTTTTAGACGGCAGTATCCTGGTCTGCATCTCACCACGACGGCGGAAGCGTCACGGCTGGGCGCGTATGCGACCTATATGCTGGGCCTTTGGTGGGGCGAGGGCGCGGAGGATTACCAGCCTTTTGACCATCGCCTTGTCGGGCTGGCACAGACGGCGGGGCATATCCTTGGCGTTGACCCTGCGCCCGTTCCGCCGAGGCTTGACATGCGTGCGCCGCGCAGGATCGCGGAGCCGTATGTGTGTGTCGCCGCGCAAAGCTCCACGATGAGCAAAAACTGGCAGCATCCGACGGGCTGGCGCGACCTTGTCTACACGCTACGGCGTTGCGGATATCGCGTGCTGTGCATCGACAGAGAGCGTGAGGAGCGCGAAGGCGATGCCGTGATGACCATGCCGGAAGGAGCCGAGGATTGGACGGGCGCGAAGCCCCTGCAGGAGCGCATCGACATCTTGAAGGACGCCGACTTTTTCATCGGCATGGCGTCCGGGCTGGCATGGCTGGCGTGGGGATGCGGCGTCCCGGTCGTGATGATCGGCGGATTTTCCCATCCGCTGACCGAGTTCCCCGGCGCATATCGTGTCGTCAATCCGCATTACTGCAATTCTTGCTGGAACGATATGCGCTTTGATTTTGACCATGAGAATTGGACATGGTGCCCGCGTCATGCAGGGACGGCGCGGCAGCATGAATGTATGCGACAGATAACACCGGAACAGGTGATGCGCACCATCATGCGCATTCCCGCGTTCCAGAAGCACATGGAGGAACAGCATGGACGAAAAACGGAAGAAGGCGCTTGACGCGGCTGCCATCCTCAATTCGCCGGTCTTTGCCGATGCGGTGGACAGCATCAAGGGCAGAGCGGTCGAGGCGTGGCAGGCAGCCAAGACAACGCAGGAACGGGAAGAAGCATGGTTTCTGCAGCGGGCGTGCGCGGTGTTCTACAAGGAAATTTATAACATTCTGAACTGTGCCGCAGTAAATGCTCAAGGTAAAGATGTAGTGCTGAATGCGGAGCTGGAAAAGGTGAAGGAGAAGCGGAATGGAAGAAAACGTAGCAGCTGAAGTCCCCGTCGAAGAACCGGCAGGGCTTTATGACGCCGACGAGATCGCGGACGCCTTCTTGTCTGTCGGTAAAGAGGATGCTCCCGCAGCGAAGTCGGAGCAGGTGCAGGACGCACCGGCAGAGGCGCAGGCCGACGCTCCCGCTGAAAGCGCGGATGCGGATGCTCCCGCCAAGGCCCCGGAACCCGTGATGCCGGAAGGCTGGGAAGAAGCTCTTTGGCAGGCGGCAACGCCGGAGATGCGCGTTAAGGTGGCGGAGCAGGCGCAGGCCCATGCCGCAGCCATCGCGGCAGAAAAGAAGGCTATGGCTGACCTGCGCGCCAAGCAGGAGGCCTTCGCGGTGCAGGCAAATGCCCAGCTGCAGCAGGCGCTGACCACCATGCAGCAGGTCATTGAGGGCGAGTTCCGCCAGGTGGATTGGAATAGCCTCGCGCAGAGTGATCCCGCATCGTATGTGCAGCTCCAGCGGATGTATAACGACCGCATGGCGGCGGTGCAGCAGATACAGCAGGGCATTGCCCGTCAGGTGCAGGCGGTGCAGCAGCAGCGCGCCGCAGAGGAACAGCAGCGCCTGCATACCGAGTTCGACCAGGTTTTGCCAGAGATAAAAGCTATGGTCGGCGCAGGGTACGACGGGAAAAAATTTGCGGCTGAAGTCGCTGATTATATGCAGAAGGCAGGATTCCCTGCCGAGGCCATCAACGGCATCAATCGCGGGTACGAATTGAAGGCAGTTTGCAAGGCAATGCTCTATGACAAGCTGGCTTCACAGCGTGCAAAAGCTGCGGTCAAGGTGGCCGAGGCTCCCAAGGTCGCGGCTCCCCGCAGTTCGGCAAAGGATGGCACAGGCAACGACCGCTTGAAGAAAGCAATGGCGTTCCTGTCAAAGAACCCAAATAGCACAGACGCGGCTGCCGCCGTGTTCGAAAACCTCTAACCCCCTACAAAAGGAGGGACGCAAATGGCTACTGTTAGTGGACAGTTGACGGACGCGGCAATCAACGGCAAGCCGCGTGACCTCATGGATGTTATTTATAACATCTCCCCCACGGACACCCCTTTCCTCACCATGTGCGGGCGCACCGACGCCACGCAGACCCTGCATGAATGGCAGACCGAAGCTCTGGCTACGCCTGCCGCGAATGCGCAGCTTGAAGGCGCGGACGTTTCGACCTTCAGCGAACAGACCACGACCGAGCTGACCAACAAGACGCAGATTCTGCTTAAGGCAATCAACGTGTCTGCCACGGCGCAGGCCATCAAGCAGGCTGGCGTGGACAAGCAGTACGCGCACCAGATGGCACTCCGCTCCAAAGAGCTGAAGAAGGACGTCGAGTTCGCTTTGCTCTCCAACGTTCTCGCCGCCGCCGAAGTGCCCGGCTCCACGGGCCGCAAGATGCAGGGCCTTCCCTGCTGGCTGTGGGATAACTATTCCGGCGGCTCCGGCGGTGCCAGTGCCGTCTACGGCTCCAGCGTGGCTTCTGCGGGCACCAAGCGCGCCATCACGCAGGACTTGGTCACCAAGATGATGACCGACATCTACGAAGCTGGCGGCAACCCCGACCGCATCATGGCTTCGCCTGCGGTGAGGGTCAAGCTGTCCGCCGTCCTGCGCGGCTCCTCTGACAGCCGTCAGATCGAGTGGGCCGACAAGGCCAAGGCGTATAGCGTGGTCGACGTCTTTGTGTCGGATTTCGGCGCGGTCAGGTTGGTGCCGAACCGCGTCCAGGCTGGCGTGACGTA